TATTATAGGAAGTAGGAGCACGAATTGAATATAAATAGCATATTAACAGCGATAGACAGCGTCGATCAGGACAGGGAGCAGATCGCCCAGGGCAAGGTAATTTCCATCACGCCGGCGATTGGGTCCCATCTGGATATAGAAGGTAGTACCGGTGAAAGCATAATTTCAAATTCTGACATCAGGAGTAAATCCTCCTGTAGTTTTGGTCAAAAGTTTTAGAGATTTTTTTTAGTTTTCAAAAATTATGGAATATAAAAGCACCTACAATCCCACTCCGACACAAGCGATAGCGCATAGGGCGAATTCGCGGTACAAGCTCTTTGGTGGGGCGATGGGGGGTGGCAAGACCCGTTGGCTGTGTGAGGAGGCAAAAGAGTTGAGCCTGATGTATCCTGGCAATCGTGGGGTCATGTGTAGGTACCATCTGTCGGATTTTAAAAATAGTACGCTGAAGTGTATTGAGGAGTGTTTTCCGCCAGAGATAATTGCGAGTCATAACTTGGCCGAGCACACTATCAAACTGATTAACGGTTCTGAGATAATTTATATGGGGATGAGTGAAGCCGAGAATGTTTCAAAGTTGAAATCGATGGAACTTGGGTGGTTTGCTCTGGATGAAGCTTCTGAAATTCCTAAAGAAAATTTTCTGTTGTTTCAGTCGAGGCTTAGGAAAAAATTATTGGATGGGACGTTTCCGCCTTTCTTTGGTTTGTTGGCCAGCAACCCGGATGATTGTTGGCTGAAGGATATGTTTGTTTATAACAACAATCCGGACTACAAATTTATTCCTTCATTACCAAAAGATAATCCGTTTTTGCCTGCGGATTATGAGGCGAAACTGAGGGAGAGTTTTCCAGAGGATTGGGTGAAAATATTTCTCGAAGGTTCATGGGATGAGTTGGCCAATGGTAAAGCTGTCATACCTACGGAGTGGATTCGGAGGGCGGTTAATGCGGAAATAGAGATTGAAGAAAAAAGGGTGGTGTCCAGTGATATCGCCCGTTTTGGTGATGATGAAATTGTTATAGATTATCTGTTGGGGAATCGGTTGGTTGAGCAGGATATTTCGAATAAGCAATCTTTGATGGAAACTGTGGGACGCATTATCAATAAACGGAAAATGTATAATGCTAAGATGCTTGTGGTGGATGATGCGGGACTTGGTGGTGGGGTTACGGATCGTTTACGGGAAATGGACGAGAAAGTTTTGGCGGTGAATGGTGGCGAGAAGGCAAATAATTTTGATAAGTTTGTAAATTTGAAGTCGGAGATTTGGTGGTATGCCAGGGATCAGTTTGAGAAAAATAGGGTGTCGATTATTAATGATCCTTTATTGATTCGGCAGTTGGGGATTGTGCAGCATTCATATAGATCGAATGGAAAAATTGTTGTGGAGCCGAAGGATGAAGTGAAGACGCGGTTGGGAAGATCTCCGGACCGGGCTGAGGCTTTTATCTTAGGGCTATGGGGCGCGAGGAATATGAGGGATTCAGCAAAAGATTTTGCGAGAAGGGGACCGGTTGGCCCAAGTGATTTGACTTCTCAAAATCCTTATGGCTGGACTTACCATGAAGGGCCAAGAGAGGAAATATTATGGCGGTAGATGAACCGAAGGATAAATCTTTAGAACCAAATTTCTCACAGAAATATTTAGATTTTATTAGGGACATGCGGAGCAAGGTCAGGGTTGATATTAATGACCGAATGACTTGGCGCCAAAAAATGGTGATAGCTGTTAATCAGAGACTTGGTGTAAAGAGATATACTAGTTTCCCCTATCCCGGCGCTCCTGATATTCCACTTCCTGAGACTGATAAATTAATTAAGAAGTCTATTCCTAACTTGGTTTTGTCTGCGTGGAGTCCGAAGAAAATGGTTAGGGTTCGGGTGCAACAGGGCGTGGAGGAAACTCCGGAACTGAAAGAAAAGGCGCGGAAGTCAGAGATGGCGATGAATATGTTCTTCCGTTCTTCTGAGATGAATTGGTTTCAGAAGTTGATGTTGGCCGGTGATAATAGAAAGCAGTATGGCCACTGTATCTTTAAAGTTTCGGAGAAATTTATTTGTCGCAGGAATTGTAAGTCCATTGATCTTAGTGAAATGGAAGAGATGGAATTGCAGATGTTCAGGGCATTGCCTAATGCAGAGAAGGAAATGTATTTTGCAGAGAAATATAGTTTAGACCCTGAGGATAAGGATGATGCCAAGGTAATTGCAGATGCGCTGAAACAGTTTAATTCCGGTAAAGATGTTATTGAGTTTGAGACTGTAGAATATAAATCTATCCCGATGGTTGACGTGGTGGAGCCGATTAATATTACTGTTCCTTCTTATACTAGAGATATTGATGAGGCCGTTAGAATCCGGGAAGAATTTTTCTTACCTGAACATATTGTGGAACAGTTGATGGCTGATGAGATTTTCTTAAAGAAGGATTTAAAATTAATTCCATTTTGGACTTCTGGGGATCAGGAGCAAGTGGAATCTACCAAGGCTCGTAATGAAGGACTACAAGATAATACTTCTCGTACGGATCTTTACCGGATGGAAATGATTTCTTGTTGGTATCGTGAGAGTGATACTGAACCTTTCTATAGAAAAATATTTACTTTCTTTGCTGATGCTATGGATCCGGAGTTGGCGTTGGCACAGGACATAGATTTTCCGTTTAACTTCGGAGGTTCAATTTATGTCAAGGACGATAATGAAACAAAGGATAGCCGGTATTTGGCATCCCGTGGTACCCCGGAACAAATCCGCGCCATGCAGGAGATCATGGAACGTTGCATTAATAACAAAATCATTCGTGACGAGATGTCGAACACACCTATGTGGGAAGTCCAGGACACTTCTGAGATCATGGATGCACACGTTCGTATGATACCCGGAGCTAAACTTCCGGTCAAGCAGCTGGGTGTGGAGATTAAACAACTTTCAGATTACCCCAAGCCAGATCCTAACTCCACCGAGATAATGACAATATTGAAAGCGTATACGGAAGAGTACCTTTCAGTAAATGATCAGCTATTTCGTAATGCAACTAATCAGGGAGGTGGGAAAACTCTTGGGGAGATAGATAAAGGTATTCAGAATAATGCGGGAACGCTGAACCTTGAGGTTATATCGTGGAATGAATCATTGTCAAAAGTTTATAACAAGGTGTTTTTGATTCTTGCCGATCGTATGGGTGAGTCGATTTATATTGATGGGGTTGAAATTACTAAAGACGATTTTGATTTTCCTGCGGAAGTAAAATCTAATGGTGATTTGGAAGTGGCGAATGAGCAGTTGGCCACACAGAAGGCCGCGATGCGTTTGCAGGTTATTATGAATCCGGCGTTTGCGGATATAGTCAATAGTGAAGATCGCTATAATGCGCTGAAGGATTGGTTGGAAAAAGATGGTGTGAAAGATCCTGACCAATTCTGTACCGATCCTAAGAAAATTGCACAAGAGAAAATTGCACAGATGCAAGGACAGTTACAACAAATGCAAGGACAGGCTCAAGGTTTGGCTAAAGCTGGTGAAGAAGCTACTAAGAGTCTTCAGGCCAGTAAAAATCAGAAGAAAGACGTGGACGCACAGGCGGCCGAAACCAAACAGGCTTCTGAAAATATGGAAGCAAATACTGCGATGCAAGTAGGGAAGGAGACTTTAGGTGCCTTATTCCAGTGAGGAACACAATAGTCTTATAAACGAATCGGAAAAGAAATTAAACAAGTCTCTTGCTATCTGCCGTGCGGTGAAAGAGACGCTTGATAGTGATGGTTGGAAGAATACGATTGCTCCACTTTTGGATCGTATGATCATTGATACTGTGGGAGGAAAGTTAGGTGATGTTTGGGTTTCGGGTAAATTGGATCGTGCTAAAAAGGAGGAACGCAGGGAGTTTTATGTTGGGTACAAACAGGCGTTAATGGATCTGCACGGTAGAATTTTATTTCACTTACAGCAACTTCCGATGATTGAGGATAATTTGAAAAATTTACAAACAGAAAAAGAGGAACGCTACAGGATCCCATTGGTTAATGATGAGCGAGGTTATGGAGTATGAAAAAGGCTAAGAAGGTAATTAAGAAACCAGCACCACCAATAGCACTGTGTGGGAAAAAATAATGAGCGATCAACGGCCGGGAATGGATTATTCAGATGTATCAAAACGGATAAAAAGAATTGTTTCTGCTCCTGGACATCCTGAAGCCAAAAAGAATTTAGTTGAGTCTTTAATAAATCAAGCCACAGTCCGGGAAGGTGAGAGAGCAAAAATATTGCTTACCCAAGAGTCTTTGTCCTTTTCCGGACGTGGCACCAAACAAACAGGTTATGGACCAGGAAAGAAATTAGGAGCAGGTCGCTGGAGATTTGAAAATGGTAAATGG